CCCTCACAATAAAATGGATTCGTATTTCTCAAATGATCGATTAAAGCTGAAGGGGACCCCCTGGGCCCATAATCGGGAACCTTAATTTCAAGCTGGTCGATTATACTTGGATACCCCCCCCTGTGCCGCTCTTCGCAAAGAGCATATTCTGGTACAGACATAGATTTATACTTAACGAGTTCCTTTTTATCGTTGATTGTCCATATACGCCAACGATCCCTCGATAACAGTTCAACGTCAGGTTCAACGTTGCTGAAGATCCATATTTGGGGACTATCAATCCACCAAACTTTATATTTATAACGAAGATCGTATAATTTTCCTTTTTTTATTTGCTCGATAGCAGCATAAACGCCATTAAGACGTTCCTTACACATTGCACGAGGCATGTCCATAAAAATAGGTGATGGATCGTATAATTCGGCTGAAACACATATATCACAAAGAGATTGAATGATTTGATCAGCGTTGTTAACAGGGGGAAGGTCAATACCTTTACCGAATAATTCAGATAAACAAGCTGTAGTAGATTTACCGGTATTGCCTTTTTCACAATATATCATATTGATGGTTCGAGAATCGTGATCAGATGCATGATCGAAGATATATTTTTGATAAGGGTACAAATTTTCCATTAATCCCCTATATTGATACGGAATACGTTTAGGTATATCCTTATCGGACCAAGGTCCAGCTACGCGAGTGTCTTCCTTCATCGCATAGCAAAAATCACCTGTACGATAAACAGGATTTGATGTAGGTTCGAAATAACGTGGATACTTTACTGGTAAGTTTAAAGATTCCCATACTCGTTTCATTTCTGTACGTCTTCGTTTCTTTTTTAAAGACAAACGTCCTTGATAATGTTCGTAACCTGTACTGTCGCCTTTCTCTAATTGAAAGACGAAATTCTTCGCAATCTTCGTTAGTGAACTAATAAGATCTTGAGGAGTATAGAGTCCCATAGTAACGACAAAGTCATAGCGTGCACAAACTGAGCCTTTGCCTGTCGAAGGTTCTTCATCAGAATCCGACATATGTAACTATACTATAAGAAAAGATTTTTTGGCGCTTCGCTGGAACGACGTTAAAAATCTTTCTTCCAGTTCCTTTAATTTAACTCACTGGAACATTTGGAACATTTCTCTGGGGGGTCCCTGGAGAAATCCCTGGGGGGGAGGCTGTATTTAATTATATCTCTAGAGAATTGATTAATTTTCTCTGTAGAGAATCCCTGGAGATTTTTAAATGGTCATCCTGATAATCCGTACAATAAGCTGCCGCATGCAGCATGGCGAAGCCATGCTGCATCAGGTTTATTTACGTCTTTAATAGTTTTACGTTTAGAAGGACAGAGAGTCATCCTAAGACTAAGAACTAAGAAATAAAAAGTAAAAGATATCCAGATATCGGTACTTATACCACTGGGTTTTATTTAAGTTGTCAATTGACTATGTCTTGAGCGAATGGCTATATCATAACTAGGCATCGTACTTTGTGTCCATGCTGTACCATTCACTGCTTGAGCTCTAATAGATAAATATAAACGAGCTCTTGGATGGGTCTGTAATTTATTAGCGCCATAATTCTTTTGAGTATCTATGGTCGACATTCCCATCAAGTCTTCATCTCCCCAATTGTAACTACATTTTTGGTTAACGCGAAGAAAGATGTTCACCTCACGCATTATATTTGCAACATTTTCTGTGCTCTCTTTGGGAGTCATTATGAACGATGAAGTATAAATCGTCTTAAAGTAGCGTTTATACGCACTGTTTGAGGTCTCAATCGGAGATTTTATAAAATTCTTGATATAGCTTTGATAAATCGCGGTACAGAATTTACTTGTATTTGCTACATCTGGATTTAAACGTTGATCAGATATACGTAAAATATTTATTTCCCATCTACAAGGAATTGTAAGGGGCGTATAGCAGAGCATTTTGATGCTTAACCAGTCTAAAGTGTCACTGGAATTTGCATATGATGATAATTGAGAAGCATCAGCTGACGAATCTTCAATGTTAAAGGAACTTGCTTGTTGCCAACCAATAGTTGCTGTATCTGTCGGAGATGAAAACGTAGGGATATATAATATATTTGGGACTGAAATGACCCCACCTACGGTAACATTAGGAACTGAATTTAATTCGTATAAATGACATGGTACTGACAATAATCCAGATGTAGGAGTTGGAGACGTGTTAGCTAATGTAACAGCTCCACTCAATGAACCAAAAGTATTATAATTTCTATGACCGTATACACTATGAGAAATATTTTGGTTAAGGTATTTCCATGCTGCACGTAAATCCCGTTTAGGTTTTTTACCTAAAGTTGTAGAAACTTTTGAATATTCACCTTGAGCTAATACAGTGTTCTTTGTTCGACGCGTGTTACGCGTTTTGGTGGCTGTTCGAGTTCGACGAACTGGTCGTCTTTTCATCATCACAGTTCTAGACTTACGTTTTCGTAATCCTTTCACCGCGGCCACTGCTGCTAATGCTGTTCGAGCGTATGCTCCTCTACGTGTGTAGGCCATTACCTTATATAGTAATAGAAAGAAAAAAATAATGCCGAACCTAAAAGTATCTTTAATAGTCTTTAATAGTCTTTAATAGTTTTCATCACCCTCACAATAAAATGGATTCGTATTTCTCAAATGATCGATTAAAGCTGAAGGGGACCCCCTGGGCCCATAATCGGGAACCTTAATTTCAAGCTGGTCGATTATACTTGGATACCCCCCCC